AACCGGGTCGGGTTTGTAATAAATGCAACATCAGGCTGTATATCCATTACCTCCGTCCATGTTGTTAATTCTATTACCCCATTTGGTGTCCCAATCAAACCCGACCCGGACCTTAAAGCATATAGGCTAAGGTCGTAATTCTTCTGAAGTATGTCAACATACCTCAACCCCATGCTGCCAAGGCCAATCATTAAGATTTTCAAATTATTGCCAGCCCTGCAGATTCATACTTACTCACCCTATCTCTTGATACCATCGCTCTTCCCAAGGCCATAATTAAAGCCACTGCGGAATCTATCTTGGCTTCTGGTCTGTCCTTATATGGGAACACATTGTCTTTCTTGTCGTATTTCCCCATGACGTTTGATATCATCCAAGCCATGACCGGATCGCCGTTGTGGTGTATCTTCTCGCTAAGGATAAGCCCCTCAAGTTCCTTCATCGGCTCTGACATCCTATTGACCGTCTGCGCCACCTCCACCATGTCAATCCGCTGTGCTGTCATATGTCCCACGAACTGTGCCGCGTTCCACGGATCGTGTGCTACTTCCTGCACATCGAAGTCCCGAGCAATGTCTTTCAGGTCTTCTTCGATAATGTCCACGTCAATCATGTTCCCGGTCGTAAGGGTTATCCAACCATCTTTCGCCCAGCCCATATAATGAGTTTTATCACTCCCCTGTGCGGCTTCCTCTGGCAGATAATATTTACCAAATATGTAATAATCTTCGCCATCCTTGAAAAGCTGAACCAGGGCCGCTATATCAACCTTGCTTGCAAGGTCAACACCTATCCAGCATGGCTTATCCTTGAAGTCCTCAACGCTCAACTTCGGATCAGCGCATTTCTGCCAGGCCAGTGAGTTAAAAAATGCCTGGCCAACGTTCATCCACTGGTTTAGGTGTTTGCACCGGATAATGTTCTGCCTACTGGCCCGCTGGATGGCTTCTTTATGTCGTGCCTCTAAATAATCTTCAAAGACCGATACACCGAAGTTAGGATTGGCTTTCTTCCATACCGAGAAATCAGACCACTCATCCTTGTCGTCAATCGTGTATATAATCCCGAACAGTTCATTATTGTCAAACGTCTTTTCAAGGAGCTTGCACACCTGATCCCGCTTATCGTAGCAAGGAGAGCTTGTATTTGTTCCCGCCGTGGTGATTATCAGCATCAGCGGTTGAGTCCTGGCCCCCATGCCTGTTATCATCGTATCGTATAGATCCGGGGTCTTATGTTCATGAAATTCGTCAACTATGGCAGCATGTGGCCCGGCGCCATCTCCGGGATTTCCAATCAATGGCTCAAACCGTGAGGCGGTTCCAAGGCAATGGATGTTTGAAGCGTTCACATCAATTCCGTAATGTTCCCGGAATCCCTTCGCTTTCAATGCCATCAGCCGGGCCGGTCTAAATACCTCCCAAGCCTGCTTCTCTGTAGTGGCCCCGCTATAGATTTCAGCCCCGTTCTCGTTATCCCCGACCATCAGATATAAGCCGACTGCCGCGCCCTGAACTGACTTCCCGTTCTTTCTCGGCACTTCCAGGTATAGCTCCCGGAATCGTCTCAGGTCATTATCCCTGCGCTTCCATCCGAATATGGTAGTCCATATAAAGCATTGCCAGGGTTCAAGCTCTATCTTCTGCCCTGCCCACTTGCCCTTTATATGTGGCAAATTTTCAATGAACCTGCAAACCCGCCCTGCGGCGGTTTCGTCAAAGTAATACGGGGCGTCATCGGCTTTCCAGCGGTCCAGGTCGTCAACCTGTCTCTGACAGGCTAACTTCACCCATTTACACGCCAGGATGTCACCGGAAAGAACAGCCTTGATATAATCGTTTGCGAGGGTTAAATGATCTCGCTCTGTCATAGATTGTCCCAGGGGCTTTCTTCTTTCTTGCCGCCACCAACAAATATCCGGCTGCGGCTCGATGGTGTCAGGCCAAACTCAACAGCAATCTTCATATAGGCTTTCAATGCCTTATCAGCCAAGGTAACGAATGGCGACACCTGGATATATCCGGTCTTTGGAGCTTTCACCAAAGGCTTGTCTTGTGCCATCTTGGAATATTTCACCCAATCAGCATACGAGATACACATTGCCTCAAACATGCCATGATCTATCTCTGACAAAATCCCAAGCTGTTCAAGGAGCGGCGCCATGCGTTCCCATTCGGCCTTTGCTACCTCATCCATCCGGCCTTTTGGCATATCAGGAGCTTTGGGGTCCGGGGTCGGCTCTTTATCATTCATCGGCCGGTGGGTGTGTTTCCGGCCACCTTTAAGATTTATGACCTTGCTCGGCTGCGGTCTTGGTCCTGGTTTCATAAGTTTTCCTTAATATTCCTTAATTTATTTATTTAAACTCATTAAAAGACAATTGAATATAGTGATTTTTTTTCATTTTTATTTATTTTTCATGTCGATTTCTGTTGACAAACGCATATTTAATCATTATATTTAGGGTAACACAAACCCTAAACGAGAGGAGGTCGTATGGCACGCATCGGAAACACAACTCAGATCAACGTCACAGTCCCAAAGATTCTCGAGAAGCGCCTTCGGGAAATGGCCCAGGAGCAGGGTCGGAGCTTTTCAAATCTCATCGCCCGGTTGCTCGCCCAGGCAATTGAAAAGGAGGGATGAACATGGACCTCAAAATAGCAACAAAGATAACGATACAAAGACCTAACGGAACCGGTATCCTAACAAAAGCAGAAGACGGCAAATGGGATATCGAGCTTAACGGACAAAAACCAGGCTCAGCAACCCATTATGATCAGGCTCAGGTCGAAAAAATAGTTGCAGACATGATAAATAAGGGCATTACGGTTGTTATCGGATAATCTAACCGGGGCCTTTGGAGTCACTTCAAGGAGGGGTAATCATGACCATGATAAGAAATTCATTTCACGGCACTGAGTACGAATCTCGCAAATCTGTTGATGACATTAGACGCATGCTACACACTCACCCCGGAAACTGGACTACCGCACAAAAAACGTTCGCAAGAAAAGTCTGGAACGTCCTTTGTGGAATTGACGAGTGCACGTGTGGCGGGGACTTAGGACAGCGTGGAAAACAAGAGTTTGAATACTAACCGCCCGACACCGGGACATCACTATATGCGATTGTCAAAGAACAGGAGGCGCTATGCTGTTATTCGTCAAAAAGAAATTCGCAGACGCCATAAAATCAGGTAAAAAAACTTATGAGATCCGGGCAGGGAAACGATACCGAAATATCCGGCCCGGTTATAAACTATCTATAAACGGGCAATTCACAGTTTTTGTGACAGCGGTTGAACATTTAACACGCCTTCCTAAAACCGATTGTTATCCCGCCGATCACCCTGGTCCATTCTTTAGATTTCATATTCGTATCGGTTGACTATTCCAAATCGCCAACGCCTCTTCCGCTGAGTATCCCTTACCGACATACTCAGCGGAGAGGACCGGCCTGTAAATCCTCTTATTTTTGGTCTTCATTCGATGTTTCTTTGTGTTTGCGATCCCAGCCCCCATTGCCGTTTCAATCCCGGCCTTCGGCCTATTCACAACCCGCCAATCATCGGCTTTAATCACCCGACCCTTTTCGGCAGGGTGGCTTGACCTGATATAAAACCGTTTCCCGGCCCCCTTACAAAGCATCCCACAAAATTGAGCAAGCGCAGATCCTATGCCCACCCCTTGAAAATCAGGTAAGCACACCAAACGGTGCCCCCGGTACGCATTCTTAATTTTGACATGAGGGAACGCCATAATTCCCGCAAACGCAACCGGCCTGTTGTTCCACAATGCCATAAAACACCGCGCCGCCCTATGAATAGATCCGGTCAAATAATGATGCTCTTTGAAATAGCCCCAGGCGGAATAATGAACTCGTAAAATATCGAGTTTGATTTCCGGTCTTTGTTGAAGAAACCTCCATTCAAAAGAGTTTTCCACCGGGCAATAAACCCAATCAGGCTGCAACCATTCCAAGACATCATAATGGCAAGTAACTGCAATAAACTTCTGACCCCTGTTTCTGATCGTTTTTGCAATTGCAGCGCTACCTATCTGAGCAACAGTCCTGTCAACAACGCTCGTAAATTCATCAACGACCGCAAGTTTTCTTTGTTCTGCAAGCACCCGCGCCATGTTCACCCGAAACCGTTCGCCGTTCGACAACACCCGGTATGGTTTCAGCCATGAAGGAGGCGAGGAAAATCCCACGCTTGACAATAGGCCCGTAATATCTTTAATCCCCATATCAGACGGAAATGCATCAACAACGCTCTCGGTTTCGGGCCATGCGAAATCAGAAACGATATTATCTTTGAAGACCTCGGAAGCAATGATGCTCTTCCCACATCCAGACGGCCCAACAATCAAACCAATCTGCCATTCTTTGTCGTCAATCGGTATATCAACGCTCCATTCTCTAAGATCACGCGCCTTTTCTGGAACATCAAATAATCCTTCAACCTGCATAACCCTCGGAGATCGTGTGATATCACAACCCTTTACGATACTAATGCTTTGCATTTGTACCCTTCATCAGATAACCGTTTAAGCAATTTGCCTTGTGTATCTTCATTTAAATCCGTAATAACAATTTCATATGCCTCTGATAAACCTCCGGAAGATAAATCCGTCCCTGGACTATCGACTAATAGACCTTCAAGTTCTTTCGCATCCCACCCCGTCAATTCCATGTCAAAGTCTCCAGTATCTAATTCAATGAGCAGGTCGGACAGCTTCGGAAAGTCCCATTCCCCGGCTATCTTATTCAGCGCAATGTTAAGGGCCTTCTCACGTTTCTTGTCCAGGTCCACAATAGAACAAGGAACTTTATCGAACCTGGCATCAATCAAAACTTTGAGCCTCTGGTGGCCCCCGATAACGGTCATGTCTTTATTAATCACCAATGGATCGACAAGGCCAAATTCGTTCAAGGACTTCTGGATCTTCCTATATTCAGGATCGTCAGGTTGGAGGTCTTTACGAGGATTATACAAGGCAGGCTTGAGCTTATCCGTCTTGATCCATTCAACCTTGAACCCTTCCTG